CGGCAAGAGGTATTGCCGCTGTGAGTGATTGGGTAGCTGAACAGCGCCTTGATGAGCATATTGTCTGGGCGCCTCAATCTGGCCCTCAAGAGGCTCTAGTTGCTTGTCCGATTACATTGGTTGGTTATGGGGGCGCCCGTGGTGGTGGCAAGACTGACGGCGTACTAGGCAAGTTTGCAATCAAGCAGGAGCAATTAGGGGTTCATTTCAATGCTATCTTTTTTCGTAAAGAATTACCCCAAGCTGATGACCTTATTGAGCGTGCTAAACAGATATATTTGCCGCTTAAAGCGCATTGGCAGGACCAGAAAAAGCAGTTTACCTTCGTATCGGGTGGTCGCTTACGTTTTAGACCTTTAGCTAATGACGCTGACGCCGAGAAGTACCAAGGCCAGAACCTCTCAGATTGCGCTATAGAAGAAGCTGGTAACTATGCTGACCCGTCCTGTATTTGGAAGCTATTTGGAGCATTACGAGGCAAGGGAGGCGGTCAAATCATCCTTACATTCAACCCTGGTGGTATAGGTCATAGCTGGCTAAAGGAATTGTTTATCAAACCAGCTCCCAAAGGGATGAAAGTATTAACAAAAGACCTGCCTAACGGCGCCAGTTTTGATTACATCTACATACCAAGTAGGGTGCATGATAATCAAATCTTGTTAGCGCGTGACCCTGAGTACATTAACCGCTTGCACATGGTTGGTAGTCCAGAGCTGGTGCGGGCTTGGCTAGAAGGAGACTTTGAGATTCATGAGGGTAGTTACTTTCCTGAGTTTAGCTCTAAACATATCATTGCTGCTTTTAACGTCCCTCAACACTGGCCTCGTTATTTGGGCTATGACTGGGGTTATCGTAGCCCTTTTGCTGCTGTCTGGGGTGCTGTTAGTTCTGGACGTGATGACAGAGGTAACGAAGTACCATATCCAAAAGGAGCTATTATCATCTATCGCGAAATGTGGGGAAAAGGAGTTGATAACGTCGAGCAGGCTAACAGAATTGCATCAGTTTCCGTGGGAGAAAATGCAGTAGCTGTTGCCGACCCTAGCATCTTTAATCATGAGGGTGGACCAAGCATAAACGATCAGTTTACAGCTGTATTTAGCAAGTATAAGCAGATGAGTTTTAGGGCTGCTGACAATGACCGGCTTTCAGGGTGGTCCCAGATTAGACAAAGGCTAGTAGCTAAACCTCCGTTGCTTTACATATTTGCTACTTGCCCGTACTTGCTAGAAACTTTACCATCTATGTCAATAGACAAACGAAGACCAGAGGATTTGGACACAAGCGGCAATGACCATGCTTGTTTGGCTGGTGATACGCTTGTAATGACCGATTCTGGGCCTTTGCCAATTAAAGACCTTTGCGGCAACTATTCCGTCGCAGTTTTATCTCACGACGGTTATTACCATGAGGCGTGCGGCGCACTAACCCGCAAACAGGCCAACGTCATAAAACTTGTTTTTAACGACAATTCTGAAATTGTTTGTACTCCAGACCATCTGTTTCGATTAGCAAACGGCACATATAAAACAGCTATTGCCATTACCTCTGAGGATTGGATAGACTACGTTACGTATGAAAGTAAAGGTTATTTCGCACACGTGCCAACAATTCGACGGAACCCGTTATTATCGTTGCGGCAATTACTTTTCAGCCCAGCAAAAAGGCGTGCGTGGCTCAAGACGCTTGCACAGAAAGGTTTGGGAATACTTCAATGGTGCAATCCCAAAAGGGTTTCACATTCATCACAAGGATGGCAACAGAGCCAACAATCAGATAAAAAACTTAGAATTGTTAGATTCCAAAACTCATCTTTCCAATCATATGACGCCAGAGCGGAGGGAGTGGGCCAAAGCCAATTTGCTGAAGAACGCTGTGCCGATGTCAAAATTTTGGCACAAGTCGCTACAGGGGCGGGAATGGCATTCAGAACATGCCAGGCAAATAGCAGCCAACATGCCGCTAATTACCAAAACTTGCGAGTTTTGCCAGGCGGAGTTTCAAACAAAAAAACACATGGCATGGAAAGCCAAGTATTGTCATCAGAATTGCAAAATGTCAGCCAGGCGAAGACGGTTAAATCCAAATCTTATTCCGAAACCCCGCAAGACGTGTATTGCTTAAATGTTCCAAAAACAAGTACTTTTGTTTTGGGCAATGGGGTCGTGTCACATAATTGTGATGCTTTGCGCTATCTTTGTAAAGCACGTTTAATTGATTCTAAATGGGAGCAACCAGCAGAAGTATTCAACAAAGGCTTGGTTAAATTACAAAGTTACATAGCAAAAGTACGAGCTAGAAACTCTAAGAGTAAAATATGAAAAAACAACCTGTTTCACTAATTAAAAAGTATTCAGGTCGCTGGTGGAAAGCTCAGATTTCTGATGCAGAAACAAGACGTAAAAAGTTTATTCAAGACGCTGAAGAGTCAATTCGGGTTTATAACGCACACAGACAAGTAGACACATTACGAGACGCACAGCGACGATTAAATGTTTGGTGGTACTGCATTAATACCCTGCTACCTGCTTATTACAGCTCAACACCTAAAGCTGAAGTAAATTTACGTAAAAGAGCAGGTGGCATACCCTACGAACTAGGCAGCGTTATTATAGAACGCAACACTCAGTATGCCATGGATTGCAACTTTGATTTTGATAAGATCGGTTATCAAGCAGCTCTGCAATTTTTGCTTACTGGACAAGCCGTTTTATGGGCTAGATACATAGCTAAGTTTGAAACAGTTTTTCAAGAGATTGCTATCATTAAAGACCCAAGCGGAGCTTATTTGGATGGCAATGGTCAGCCTTATGAAGACGATATAGAAGGCTTTACAGAAACAACAGGGGGCATTTTAGTTAAATCTGTAGAAGTAGAACAAAAAACAGATGAAAAAGCTGTTTTAGAAGTCATTTCTTACAGTGATTACTTCTGCTCCGATGCTCGGAATGAGCAAGAAATAGAATGGCAGGCTAGACGTGCGTTCTTAGACAGAGACCAAGCAAAATCTCTTTTTGGCGACGTTGTTGCAGAAGAATTAAACTATGACAGTTTTCCAGAGGTCATTAAAAAAGACATAGCTCGAAAAGAAGATAAGTTTGAAGGGAAAGCAGAAGTATTTGAAATTTGGTGCCAAGCAACAAACAAAGTTTATTGGATCCAAAAAGGTGGTGATAAAACCATTATTGAAGAGATGGAGCCACCCATCAAATTTGAAGGGTTCTATCCCTGTTCAGTTATCAGACAATCCATTGATCCAGATAGCGTAATCCCAGTATCTGATTACGCTCATGTTAAAGACCAAATTCTAGAAGTAGAACGCCTTACAACCCGTATCCATGCTGTCACTCAAGCAATACGCACTAACTTTGCTTATGACAGCGCTATGGGCCGCACCATTGAACAAATCTTTGAAGATGACCTAAAGGGTGTCCCTGTTGATAATTGGCCTGCAAATCGCGGCAGAGGCGGCTTGCAAGGGTCTATGGAGTTTGCTCCATTTGAGCCATTTGCAAATGCACTTAATGTTCTTCAAGAAATTCGACAAAATGCTTTACAGCAGCTTTACGAAACGCTGAAAGTTTCTGATCTATTACGTGGCACCTCAGAGCAATACAAATCTGCTACGGCCAACAGGTTAGAAAATCAGTGGTCGTCAATGGGGTTAATTGTACGACAGAACATGTTTACCAAGTTTATGTCGGACGCTATCGCTAAACTTGGCGCTATCATTTGCGAACAATTTGATGAAGCTAGGATTTTAGAAATTGGAGATGCGACAGCTCTTATTGAGCCTACCATCTTTATACCAACGCCACCTCCCGCGCCAATGCCAGAACCAGGACAAGAAGGTATGCTACCAGTTGAGCTACCTCCTATAGCTCCACAGCCAGATCCTCTAATGCTTATCGAGGATATGAAGCGTCAAATTATTGACATACTACGCGACGACACGAAACGTAGCTACCGTATTCAAATAGCTTCAGATTCGATGGTAGCTATAGACCAACAGCAACAACAGCAAGAAGGACAAGCGTTAATTGCTACAGCAGGACAATTTTTTGACCAAATGCGAGGGCTGATTGAGCAGTTTCCGCCGTTAGTAGAATTCAGTATTGCCTTGTTTCAAAATACAATTAAACGAATGAAGGGAGGCAAAGAGCTTGATGGTATTTTTACTAAAGCCCTTAGTCAGATTGGTGAAATTGCTGCGGCGAAGGAAGAGGCAGCTAAACAACCGCCGCCGCCAGACCCAGTCATGCAAGAAGTACAAGGCCGATTGCAAATAGCGCAGATTGAAGCTCAAAGCCGTTTGCAGCAAGCACAAATGGAATCGCAAGATAGAGCTGTAAAGAATCAAATTGAGATTCAAAATCAACAGCTTAAGATGCAGCGTGACCAGCTTGATGCTCAACTTCGTGTTCAAGACCAGCAATTTAAAGAATTTATTGAGCAGCAAAAGCTAGGTATCGATCAACAAGAAGTGCAAATCAAAGCACAGTCTGTTCAGGTTGATATGCTCAAAGTACAATCAACAGCACAGACAGAAGCTGATAAAGCTCTCATTAAGCAAGAAACTGCTCAAATGCAGCAGATTCTTGAAATTCAAAAACTCGAGCTTGAGCAGATGCGTATGCGGTTATCTGAGTCTGAAAAGCTTATGGAAGAACGCAGGCTTGCTAGTGAGCAGTCCCTAGAGCGCATTCGCATGAGCATGGAAACTATACAGAACAGGCCGCAACCTGTTAGCGAAGGTGGTAAGCAGCAACCGATAGTAATTAACAACATTATCCCAAAGCCAAGTAAGAAGTTAGGTACGATTGGAATGGATGATATGGGAAATACAACTTTGTCTATTGATAACATTGATGAGGACTAATTATGTCAATGACTAATGCCGCAGAAGCAGCTCTCTTGGATTTGTTGTTTCTAAACACAGATTGGGCAAACATTGGAGACGCTGCTGGTTTGCAGAACTCTGCTACCGCTGGTAGTTTCTACATTAGCTTGCATACTAACGATCCAGGCGAGGCTGGCAATCAGTCGACAAACGAAGCATCCTATACAGGATATGCTCGCGTTGCTGTGGCAAGAACGGCTGGTGGCTTTACTTTAACTACGTCAACTATTTCCAACACTGCCCTTGTTCAGTTCCCTCAATGCACTGGAGGTAGCGCAACGGCTACGCACTTTGGAATAGGGACGGACCTTTCTGGAGCTGGGAACCTGTTGTTCAAAGGCGCTCTGTCTTCTTCGCTATCAATATCCAACGGTATTCAGCCCCAGTTTGCTGCTGGTGCCTTAACGGTTACGGTGGACTAATGGCAAACGCACAGACCGCCACGGATGCTCAGATGGAAGAACCATTGTTCAAATGTGGCGAATGTGATGAGCCTGTGATTGTTTTTGATAAGCATTTTTTTAGAACGTGTGAACATTATAGTGGCGTCATTATAGCAACAGCAAAAGCTGCTGAAGTGATAACAAATGACAATTAGTGGCGTAAACGTACTAGCAAATTCTTGGGATAGTAATAAGGTTTGGCGTCAGCATTGGCACAAAACAGCTAACCCTGTATCTGGAGCCAGTGGCTTATGGGTTGATCTATCCATGGCTGCTGGTACTCCAAAGTACAATCCCTATGTAGGGAATCAACTAGAGTTTACTCCGCTAATAGGTGGGTCAAATAACGGTATTAACGCCGGTCTCGGTGGGGATAGTTATATTGTTCGATACAATATTGCAGGTGGGGGCACAGCAAGCGCAATATGGCCTGGTAGTGCTTTGCTATTGGACTATGTTGGATTCTATCCACTAGTCGATATGGATAATACTGATCCGCAGGTTTTTGATAATACAAGCTATGCAAGTCGTTACTCTGAAGGGTTGCGATTAATGGTGGTTACTACAATTCCACAAACCACGCCGTCTCCAACGCAGGTACAAGTCGAATATGTCGGAAGCAATAATGCAACAACCGTCGTGAATTTTTGGATCAACGCGACCCCAAACGCTGGCTGTATCAATTCATTTAGTAGCCCCACCGCAGCATCGTCAGGCTTTATGACGCCATTTGTACCTCTTGGGGTTGGTACCATAGACATTAAGCAAGTCAATAACGTAACGGTCTTTAGTTCGTCAGGTGGTTTTTGCGCGTTTGTCTTGGTTAAGCCGATCTGCGAAGCGGTAGCTTTTGATACTATTACACCCTACGAAATAGAGTTTCCACGCCACAAAGTACCACCATTGGTTCCAAGCCAAGCGTACCTAAACCATATCGTGTGTCCCATATCTGGAGGCACCGCAACAGGAACAACCAGAGGTCATATAGTTTTTGCGAGAGAATAAAACAAAAAGGTAAATTATGGGATTTACAAGCTACGACGATTTAATCAACCAAGTAACTACCAATAACAAAATATGGGTACAGCCGTGGAATAGGATTACGCCCACAGTAATGACTGCCGGTCGATGGTACGATCTCTTTCTTGGTGCAAGCGATAGAGGACAAGGCTACCACGGGAACTACGTAAAGAACTGGGGCTTTGACTCGGCAGCAGAGTGGACTGGAGTTGGTTCTGGTGGTTGGGCGTGGAACGTCGCAGGTACGATGGTGCACACGGCTGGAACGGCAGGGTCGTTAACTCAAACGCCTCTTGCAACTATAGAAGCGTCTACCACGTATACGGTTATTGTCACCACATCAGCCCCGTCTGGTACTGGCGGTATTACTATTGATATTGGGGGCACTGCCTCTTCATCTATTACTACTGCGACAACTTCAACTCTTGCTGTAACTACAGGGGCAAGCCCCACGCAGCAGATAGCAATTACTGCGGCCTCTGGGCAAACCATGACTGTAGATAACTTGATTGTTATTGCTGGCGGTACAAACGGTCAGACTCCACGATTCATGCCTTATGATGCTAGCAGGCAAGGCAATATTTGGCCTGGGGATCTTACCGGTGGAACCGCCACAAAGCACTTGCTTACGATGTCAGCACAAACAGCGGGCGCTACTACTGTTCCGATTACTTTACTGCTAGTTGATTTATTGGGTTGCTATGCTCGTATTGATGGTAATACAGGCACACAGCTCACGTTAGCTAACTCTCTAACACTGCCAAGATATACAAACGGAGCCGGTGTTATGGCTTACAGCGTAGTTGCGCCTACAACTACAGGAGCAAGTGCTCACAACATCACGCTAGAGTATACTAATCAAAGCAACGTAGGAACGCGAAACCTTCCCCAAACGGTAGCTGCTACGGCATCTGCGGTAAACTCACATATCTATCACACAGGAACAGCAGCCAATAACATTGGTCCGTTTTTCCCGCTTCAGGCTGGAGATACTGGAATTAGAAGTGTTCAAAAGTGGCAACAAAGCGCTGCTAACGGCACTGCTAGTACATTTACTAATCTGGTTCTTGCTAAGCCAATCATGGAAATACAAGTGACCACGCAATTCCTGCTATCAGAGCGTGACATGCTCAATCAGTTTCCATCGTTGCCAATGATTCAAGAGTCGGCAGCAACCTCCAATGCGTGCTTATCGTGGCTCGCATATTCAGGAGCAGCAACGCCAGCTAGTACCAACTTCTTCGGTGTCCTTCGTTATGCCTGGGGTGGTTAAAGATAATGGCGCTGCGGTTTAACGGACAACTCCCAACTAGCACTACAGGAAGCTATTCGGCTTTTGCTGGCAGGTTAGTTGGGACAGCTAGTGGTGTGACCATACAAACTGGCATGTTGCCGTTGTGGGGAACTAGGCGCAATCAGACAGCGGCGTTTGGCAATCGTTCCGCACAGCCAGATGGAACCAACCATCCAGTAGCGTGGTTAATGCCGTTACAGTCAGGGCGCATTTCCGCTCGCTCTTGTGAGGTAGTTTTTACTGTTGGTGGTAGTGGAACATTGGGGCGTCCGATTATTGGGTCCAGCTCCATCACCTTCGTTGTCTCGCCCGCTCAACTTAACCTGGTTGTATCTGCTATAGGCTCGACCAGCGTTACTTTTACAACTACTGGAGGCCTTGCAGGGGCGTTAAACGCCACTGGTAGTACGACTGTTACGGTCACGGTTAATGCTGCAACTATTGGTGCCATTGTTAATCTTATTGGCACTACCGTTGCAACGTTTACAAATTTAGCAACTATTCGTGCTACAGGTAATTTAGCTGGAGACATTACGCCGTTTACACCGCTATCTCCGCAATCATTAGCGGCTGCTGTTTGGGAAGCACTATCTGCTGATTACAACGCCGCAGGTACAATGGGTAATAAACTAAATTCGGCAGCGTCAGCAGGAGATCCTTGGTCGACTGCTTTACCTGGTAGTTACGTTGCAGGTGAAGCCGGTTACATTTTGGGTAGTCGTGTTTTAACAGAAGACGATATTAACAAAATTGCAGATATCGTACTTCGGCGTTCAACAGCTAACGTTGAAGCTAGTTCAGATGGTGACACATTAAGCCTTAAATCTTTGTACGGAATGGTGGCGCAGGGCGTACATAATACACAAGTTTCAGGCGCATCATTAACCGTAACAAAGAGCGATGATACAACAGTTTTAGGTACTCGCACTGTCACAACTGATTCTACAGCAGAACCTATAATTGGGATAAACAGTGACTAATGGAGGATTTCAAAACCATTTACACATGATGTACGGCTTACCTAATGGCTTTATTCAGGCCAAGGTAACCGATACGTCTGATATACTTGCTAGAGGTTTAAGGCGTCGTAAAAAGCTAAAAACAGAAGAAGAGTTACTAGAGGAATACTTAGCTGCTCAAATACTAGCAGGGCGTAAACAAGAGGCATTAGAAGCTAAACGAGTAGCAGAAGAAGCATTAGAAAGGCAGAACTTAGAAAAAGAAGAAAAAGCAAAACGAACAAGATTCTTAATGTTGTTTATGCTAATGGATGATTAAATGAGCAAATACAAGTTATTTCAATACTGCCACGAACAGAAAAAAGTTGTCCCAATAGAAGAGGTTCAGCGCCGCGTACAGTCCAATGCTCGTGACCTGTTTATACAGGATGAGATGGAACCAACGCGCAATCCGCTTAACCCAAAAGAGATCTATACCAGTAAATCAAAGCTACGAGCTGCTTACAAAGCTGCTGGAGCTATTGAGGTTGGTGATGCTTATGAAAAAGGGTACATCCCAGATCGCGAGTCTGGCGCATCCGAACAAAAGCTAATCAACAGTCTAAAGCAAGAAATGATTGAAAGGTATAAACATGGCCGACGATAACGAAATCGAATCAACCGAAATAGTTGCAGATAAGCAACAAGCTGACCTCTCAATTAGAGAGACATTAAAACAACAGTTGAATGAAACAAACACAAAGGAAGAAAATAATGATAATTCGTCTTCTGAAGAAGAAGTAGCGCCAATAGAAGATAAGCCCATCCTAGCGCCACCTGCTGATATGAACGCTTCAGAAAAAGAGGCGTTTCTTAATCCTACTTCAGCTAATGCTCATATTTTGCAATCTTACCTTAATCGTCGAGCTTATGAGACTCGCGCAGATTATGGCCGTAAAATGCAAGAAGTAGAGCAACTAAGAAAAGAAACTTCAGGACTCTACGAAACTATTAAACGATACGAAAACGAGTACGCCAAAGACGGTATTTCCATAGCTGATGTAACCAGCAAAGCCGTAGCTTGGGATCAGGCTATGAGCGCTAACCCGATAGAAGCCGCTCGTGAATGGCTTGAAAGCTACGGGATACGTCCTGAGGACCTCATAAATCAGCAATACGCGCCTCAGCAGCAAGCTGAGTATCTGACTAAGGAACAGGCAGAATCAATTGCTGAAGAGCGGTATAGAGCTTTACAAGGGGAACAGGAAAGAAAAGCTCTTGAGTATATCAACCAACAAGTTGTAAACTCATTTATGAGTAGTAAGCCGCTATTTAGAGATCCAGAAACAGCAGCGCAGTTAGAAGCTGAGATGGCTCCAGTAGTACAGGCACTAAACGCAACAGGGCGGTACGCCTCCCCTGAGCAAGTGCTAGAAACTGCTTACAACTACGTAGTAAATGGCAATCCGACCTTTTCCAGCTTAGTTTCTAAAATAGCTGCTGGTCCGGCCATACAACAACAGCAAGCCACAGTCCAAAAAGCTAAGGCTGCTGCAAGGTCAATATCTGGCTCCGCAGGTAGCGGTTCTCCCAGAATAGAAGCAAAAAATATACGGGATAACCTACAGCGGCGATTTGCTGGCGATTAAACAAAGGTTATCCCATAAACTTTAAGGGATAAACCAAATGCCAAATTTGGAAGAGGCAATCGTAGCAACCCTTTTCGACCAGTCAGATTCAATCGCGGATACTGTGCTTAGGCATAATCCACTATTGTCTGCTTTGGACGATCAGGGTCTTATTCGTAAAATTTCTGGTGGTTATGAGCTTCGTAAGCCTGTCATGTATAATGACAACGCTGTAGGAGAGTTCTACCAGGGTTTTGATTCATTTAACCTTAACGCCATTGATGACCTTACGGCTTTTCGTTTTGCTATTAAGCAGGTTTATGAGCCTGTTGCAATTAGCGGACGTGAGCGTAGGGCCAACCGCGACGAAGCACAGCTTTTGGATCTTGCTGAATCCAAAATGCAGGCTGCAATTTCTCGTCTAAAGAATACTGTTTCTACCTCTTTGCGAGGCGATGGAACGGCTTTTGGTGGACTTGAGTTTGACGGCATTAAAAAAGCTGTTTCTACGTCACCATCGTCTGGAACCTACGGAACGATAGATCGTGGTACTAACACTTGGGCACGTAACTACGCTGTTCAGGTAACTTTGGCAGCAGCTAACGTACAGGAAAATATTACTGACGTTATCAGCCGTCTAACCCGAGGAGATGAGCAGCCAGACCTCGGTCTTATGGACCGTACCGCTTGGAAGTATCTCCATAGTTCACTAACGGCAATTCAGCGTATTCAGCTTCCTGCAAAGAAAGCTGTAGCTGGTTTCCGTGTGCTTAACTATGACGGATGCGACTTTGTATTCGATGGTGGGTTTGGTGGTCAGGTGCTTGAGACTAATTCATGCCGATTGCTCAATACTAAGTATTGGACTTTCGATATGGTTCGTGGCGCTGACTTTAAACCTCTAGCACCAACAATGGATAGGCCAGTTGATCAGGATGCTTTCTTCACCGTAATTCTCGTTGAAGGAAACCTCTGTTGCTCTGCTCCGGCTCTCCAAGGTGTTATTTATCAGTAATAGTGGAGGGATAGAACATGTCACAGAGTGGATCTTTCGGAGTTGATTACAAAAGGACTTTTGTTCAGACAGACAAACTTTCCTTGCCTGCATCGCTTGGAATGGTTGGAAGCTCGCCGGTAGGGGAATTTGTATTTGTTCAGGCCGCAGGAGCCATTGACCAATACGCTTTCGTTAAAATCGAAAACGATGGTCAGGCTGCAATGCTGACAACTACCAATGCTGGCTCTCAGGGACTTCTTGTTGGAGTAGCTCAAGTAGCTGCTGCTGACGACGAGTATCTCTGGGTATGGGTTGGTGGTTTGAATGGTGGTGGAGCTAGTTCAGGTATTAAAGGCAAAGCTGCTGCATCTTATGCTGCAAAAGCTAACCTTTTTACGACAGCAACTGCTGGCGTAGCTGACGATGCTTCAACAACTAAGATTGCTTACGTTGTTGGACTAGAAACACTAACTGGTGCTGGCACCGTTACGTTGTTTTCAGTCGGACATCTTAAGGTCAACTAATTAAATTAGGGGGGGAGCAATCCCCCCTTTTTGCGAGGATTTATGCCAAGTACAGTAAATTTAATTGGTTTGGGTATGCCACCTGAGCAGGCTGAAGAGGTGTCTAACGGTACCTTTACAACCGTTACTAGCACTAACGCAGTCAATGCTACGGCTGGTGGTGTTCGTACCAAAATGGCAATTAACAATGTAAACGACACTACCCCTACAGCAGCAGAATTAACTACTTCGTTTGGTGCTCCTGCTACTGTTGCGTCTGGCTTTGTGGGAATTGTAAAAGATAACGACGCTGATACTAATTGCTATGTAGTAGTATCAAATGGAACGTCTTTCTTTTATTTAAAGTTTACTAAGGCTACGTAACAAACAGGGGGAGCAATCCCCCTTTTTACTATACCGCTATGAAAAACATATTCTATCTTATAGCTTCGCTTTGTTACGTAGGTCTGGCACACGGACAGTCTCCCAACCAACCAATTTACGTATCAGCTTCTGTAGCGTTTGGTAGTGTTACTGCTTCGTACACGCAGTTTTTAGCTGGTGGAAAGCCGCTAGTTGATGTCGATATTCTTAACAATACAGATAAGGATATTTTCTGTACTTGGGATGACACTAACCCTGTAGAGATACCTGCATATAGCTCGTATCGTCCTAACCTGGGAGAGTCGAGGAAGTACATTCAGACTGCATTGAAATGTAAACATGCAGGTGTTGCTCCAACTGTAGGAAGTGTTGATATCTTTGGGTACTACTAATGAGAAAGCTCCTTGCCATTGTACTTTCTAGCTTGCTTGTAGCTACTCCAGCCTTTGCGGATCGTACCGTGTACGCACCTGTACGGCTTGCGCCTGTTGCTACGGCGGGCACCATCTTGTTTGGCGATGGCACGGGGGCGGCACCGTCGATGAGCTTTAGTGCTGATCCTGATACGGGGATATACCGAGTAGGTGGCAACAGGCTCGGGTTCTCAACGGGTGGAGCAGGGCGTGTTTTTATTGATGAACTTGGTTGGTTTTATGTCGGCAATGCTATTTCAAGCTCGGCCCCTTTAGCAGGAACCATTACCGGTACTCTTGGATCTGGAACCAATATCACAGGTGGAGATCTTCGCTTAAATGGAGGTTCAGGCACCGGAAGCGGCGCAGGAGGCAATGTTATCATTCGAACTTCGGCAGCCGGAGGAAGTGGAAGCGCTGCTAATGGCTTTACCGAACGCATGCGGATCACCTCGGCGGGGGAAATACTAGCGGGAACCTCTACAGCGCAGACGGGATCGAGGTATGTGTTCGATGGCCTCACAAACAATTTTCGCATTCAGGGCGACACCGAAGCTAGGTTGTTGCTTGAAGATAAAGGCGTAGCGGATGCCAGTACTCCATTCGGGTATTTCCAATCTGACGGCGGCAGCCTCATCTTTGGCAATGCAAATCGCAGCGGCACAGGGACGGCGGGTAGCACCGAGCGCATGAGGATCACCTCTGGGGGCGATGTAGGAATCGGGACGAATTCGCCCGGGGCGCGACTAGGAGTAGCGGGGTCTTTTCAGCTAACTAACAGCGCCGGAACTGTTGTCCTGCAAAGGTGTGGGTTGGGCAACGACTCAATTTTAGGTACTGAAAGCGGAACCAGCTTATTGTTAAGAACAGGAACTACCGAACGTATGCGCGTCAAAGCAGACGGCCAAGTGCGGTTTATCCCCCTAGCCGCCGACCCAGCAGGAGCAGAGGCCGGAGATGTCTACTACAACAGCGGGACGAATAAGCTAAAAGTCTACAACGGCACGGCTTGGGTGGATTTACATTAGGATAGTTATGAAAAAGTTACTTCTCATTACACTTCTTGCATTCACAGGATGCGCAGCTAAAGCCGTAGAGCAGCAGGTTGCTATGCAGCAACAAGCCCTATTTATGGTAGGTGCCAAGGTCTTGGAGTTGGAAGCTATGCTCAAGCCTGAGAAGGCCAAGCAGATAAACGAGGCATTAGCTAAGGGGGAGATACAGATTGACCCTCCTAGCATTGCCTCTGTTGAGGACAAAAAGAAGTGATATAGTACCTATGGCTAAATAACCATGGAGATTATATGCCAGAAATAGATTGGAACAGCATAATGAACAATGGAGGCCAGCGTAAGAAGCGTTATGCTGGTGCTAATGTAAAGTTCTTTAATGCTTACAATGAGAATGAGCGCAAATCCATAGAAGCAGGTAGACCAATATTTGATGAAATTCCTTCCATCAGTATTCAATGGCCTGGGCATGATGAGACAGTACGCAGAATTGAGCCTCAAGATATGCAGGAATATCCAGAGGCCTATGCAAAGTTTAAGGCTGGATCTGAAACTGTAGTAGACGGTACCCCATTGGCAGAATGGCCGCTAATGAGTGGCTCTGCTATGCGAGAATTACAGTACCTTGGCTTTAAGACTGTAGAGCAGCTTTCCGTTGCCACTGACGAAGCTAAGCGCAAACTAGGGCCATTGTCTAAGTTTGTTACCCTTGCAAAGGAATGGCTAGCAGCAGCTAAGTCTGACCAAAGCGAGGTAGTAAAAC